GATGCTAAGTTAGGTATCTCTAGTACTATAGTTGCTGGAGTAGATTTTTTAACAAAAAACCTTGAGGTACTTGGCCGTGTAGCGATAGCAGCCGGTATAGCTTTCTCAGTAGGTTTAGTAGCTAAAGGTATAAATAAAGCAATAACTGGCCTTAAAGATTTAGCTACCTATATCCTTAAAAACCCCTTCACCTTTTTGGCACAGTCACTTACTGTAGTGATTAGTCTATTAACAGCTTTCTCTGACAGGATTACTATTAGTAAAGATGGCTTAGTAACATTAGAGGATTTTGGAAAAGCTGCTTTTGATGTGCTTATTAATGGCGGTACTAGCGCTGCTAAAGCTACAGATGGGTCTACCGAGTCAGTTAATAAGTTAGCTATAGATGGTCAAAGCGCTTTTGATACTATAACTAAAGCTATTGTTAACGTGATTGCAGCCTTTGCTAACGCAGGTGACTCGGTGGAGATCTTTTATCAAAGATTAGTGATGGGCTATCGAGAAATAATTATAAGTTTTAGCAATTTACCCCAAGACTTTAGTATCATTTTTGCTAAAGCCCTTAATGGTGCTATACAGATTGTAGAAGATGGCGTAAATAAGATCACAAAGTCCTTAAGCTCAGTAACCGAGTTTGTGGGTGCTGGCCGTATAAATGATGTATCACTTGGCCGTTTAAATGAAAACTTTCCTATGTTTGACTCAAAGACTGATCCGGCTTCTATTAAAGCTGCGAATAGGATAAAAGAATTGGAAGCTAAAAAAGATGCTAGGGTAGCTGATCTTACTAAGTTGCTTGAAAGTATAAAGAGTGCAGCTAAGGAGGTTAGTGATAAACGTATTGCCGATAAGGCAAAAGCTGATGCTGAACAAGCTGCAGCACTCAAGGCTTTAGAAGAAGCTTCTGCTAAAACTAGTAAGTTAGCTGCTGCAGGCGAGGCTTCTAGTAGTGGAAAAGGTGCAGCTAATGATAATCAAAAAATTAGCTTAAAGGAGATTTTAAGTGACCTAGAGCAACAGGGTAAGTTGCTACAGTTAAACAACCGGGAACGTGAAATCCAAAACCAGTTAATTGGTATAGAGAATGAGTTTAAGCGTGAAGGTATACCGCTTAATGAGGCTGAGAAAGACTTACTTGAAAGCCGCCTTAGTAACCTACAGGCTTTAAATGATCAAGCCCAAGTGTATGACCAAATTAAAGGACCCTTAATTGAGAATCAAAGGGCTCAAGAAGCCTTAAATGTTCTATATGAACAGGGTAAGATTTCTATAGATGAATATAACCAGGCACTTAACAACCTTCAAACACAAGCACTACAAACCGATAGAACCTTAGAGGGTGGTCTATCTAGAGGGTTGGGCAGAATAGCAGAGGAGTTCGGTAATGTATCCACTGTAGCTGAAGACCTTGTAGTAAATGCCTTCGGTAAAGCTGAAGATGCCTTAGTTAAATTCGTAGAAACAGGTAAGCTTAGCTTCAAAGATTTAGTAAGCAGTATTCAGGCTGATCTTACCAGACTTGCTGTACGTCAACTTGTAACTGCACCACTTGCTGGTTTATTAGGCGGTGCTGGCGGAGGTCTTAGCAGTTTATTTGGCGGGGCTGCTGGTGGTGCTAGTGGTACATCGCCGCTTACTGCTTCTTCACCGGCCGGTAATGTAAGCTATAGTCCAGCTGGTAGTTCAGGGGGCTTTTTCTCTGATTTGTTTGGCTTTGCTAACGGCGGTCAGTTTCAAGTAGGTGGCCAAGGTGGCACAGATAGCCAGCTTGTAGCATTTAGAGCTAGCCCTAATGAAACAGTAACAGTTAATAAGCCAGGCCAGTCTCAGGGTGGTGGAAACATTGTCATAAATATACAGACACAAGATGCAGCATCATTTAAAAGATCTGAGGGTCAGATATTGGGTCAGTTTGCTCAAAACCTATCAAGACAAAAGAAGAGAATGACCTAATGGCTTTTCATGACATAAGATTTCCTGAAGACCTTAGCTACGGTGCTCAGGGTGGACCTGAGTTTAATACTACTGTAGTAATCATGAAGTCAGGTCAAGAAAGTAGGAATCAAAACTGGCTAGAGTCTAGGGTAAGGTGGGATGTTAGCACCGCTATTAAAGATAAAGGGGATGCTGAAATACTTATAGCTTTCTTTAGACTTAGAAAAGGTAGATTCCATGCTTTTAGGTTCAAAGACCACTTGGACTATATTGCTACTCTACAACCCATTGGTACTGGTACAGGGGCCCTAACCACCTTTCAGCTATCAAAAACATACAATGATGGTTTGATCTTGACAAACAGGGTTATAACAAGACCTGTAGCAGGTACGACTAAGATCTATTTTAATGGTGTTCAACAGATGAGCGGCTGGACTGTTAATACTACTACAGGTATAGTAACCTTTTCGGTTGCCCCTGGTGCTGGTATAGCCATAACAGCTTCTTTCGAGTTTGACATACCAGCACGTTTTGATATAGATCAACTTAGGGTTACTATACAAGGTTATGATGCTTTTATAGCTGACTCTGTAAATATCGTGGAGATAAGAGAATGACACTAAGCATACCCTCATCTATACAAGCTACCTTAGATAGCGGATCTACTAGCCTTTGCACGCTTATACTTATTATCAGAGAGGATACTCAAGAGTTTGCCTTCACTGATTTAGATAGGGATGTAGTTTTTAGTGGTAAGACTTATAAAAGTAAAGGCGGGTTTAATGCCTCCTAAGTACAATCCACATCAGGATTATCTGTAGATAACATGGACTTTGACGCAGTTATCGACGACGTAAGCATCACTCAAGATGACCTTAAGCGAGGCCTATTTAATAATGCAAAGGTGTTTGTATATCTTGTAGACTATAATAACCTAGGTAGTGGTGACAAGGTTATTTTAAGACAAGGTACGCTTGGTGATGTAACAGTTAAAGACAACGGCTCTTATTATGCAGAGGTAAGAGGTTTAAGTAACAGACTACAAACTCGTATAGGGTTAGTTTATACACCTCTATGTAATGCTAGGCAACTTGGGGATGCTCGTTGTAAGAAGTCGTTAACGGGTTTAAGTTTTGTCACATCAGTACTAGCAGTTACAAATAACCGCACCTTTACTCACAATACCTCAGTACAGAGTACTGGTTTTTTTGACTACGGAATTATAGAATGGCTTGCTGGTTCGTCTAATAACGGTGCAAAAATAGAGATTAAAAGCTACACAGTATCAGGAGGTGTTGGGACGTTTGTACTACAGTTGCCTATGCCCAAAGACATTATAGCTGGTAATAGTTTTAGAGCTATAGCCGGGTGTGATCGTAAGTTGATGACTTGTAGGGATAGGTTTAATAATGTGGTTAATTTTAGAGGCTTTCCTAGTTTACCTGGACTCGATGAGATGTTAAAGTCTGGATCATGATATACTCAACCGACATTGTTAAAGTTGCAAGAGAATGGATTGGTACACCCTATCATCACCAAGCTGCACTTAAGGGTATAGGCTGTGACTGCATAGGGTTACTTATAGGTGTCTGGAGGGAAATTATTGGTAACCTACCTGTAGAGCCGCCTGTCTACTCACCTCAATGGCACTTACACCAAAAAGAGAGCCAGTTAATCTCTGTATTAGAAAATACTTATGGCTTTAAACGTATAAACTGTAGTAATCCACCCAGTGGTTCAGTTTTATGTATGGGTCTTAGAAAGGGGCCAGCCCACCATGCCGGTATAGCTACCGGTGATAATACTTTTATACACTCCTTTATGACCGCCAAAAAAGTTGTAGAGGTTACTTTAGATAATGATTGGAAAAGTAGAACACACGCCGTGTTAGTATACCCGGGGGTAATCTAATGGCTCAATTAGGTATAGGGTTAGCTGGTAGTGCAGTTGGTGCTTTTTTTGGTGGCCCAGTTGGAGCAAGAATAGGGTTTGCAGCTGGTTCACTATTAGGGGGTATATTATTTCCAGGAGATGGCCCGCCTGATCAGGTTAATGAAGGTCCAAGAATTAGTGATACACGAGTACAGACTAGTGCCTATGGTCAATATATGTTAAAGCCGTATGGTACTGTAAGATTAGCTGGTAACCTAATATGGGTTAGCCCTATCAGGGAAGTAATACAAGAGTCTAACCAAGATGTAGGCGGTAAAGGCGGGGGAGGTGCAACTTTAACTACAAGGACCTATCTTTATTATAGGTCTTTTGCTATAGGGGTATGTTTAGGCCCAATAACCTCTTACAAAAAGATATGGGGTAATACAGAGCTTATTTATGATTCGACTACTGGTAACTCATCCTATGCTAATACCCGATATTTAGGTAATGAGACTCAAATGCCAGACTCGATTGTACAATCCTTTGGCGGTGCTAGTTATACCCCAGCTTATAGGGGTTTAGCTTATGTAGTTTTTAATGATATGCTTCTCTCTAACTTCGGTAATTCTATACCATCACTTAGTTTTGAGGTAGAGGTATAAATGGCTATACTTGCAATAGGTATCGTTGGCGCTGGTATTGGCTCTAGTGTGGGCATGACCGCACTTGGGTTTGGTTTAGGCACAGCTATTGGCTCACTTTTATTTCCTGGTAATGAGCCTAACTCTGCTAAACCAGAGGACGGTAAATTAAGGATAACCGACAATGTTTTACAGACCAGTTCTTATGGAGCCTATATGGCTGTAGGGTATGGCTTATATAGAGTGTCAGGTAATGTTATATGGGCTACTCCGATTGAAAAAGTTACAGAAGAAACGATAAACTCTACATTAAGTTCAGGCAAGGGTGATGGTGATGTTAGGGCTCCAACAACCTCTACAAAAACTTTTTTTAAATCAAGTATAGCTGTAGCTTTTGCTGAGGTCCCACAACATAGGCTCGAACCCATAGTTTATAACACTACTCAGGAAAGCCAAGAAGATGGTGATATTGTGAATATCACAGAAAGAAAAAGCTTTGTTGGTATTAGAAGGTTATGGCTTAATAATTATTTGGTAAGAGATGGGCGCTCGAATCAATTTGATCCACCCAGTATACTTAACGTTGAGGAGTATTTAGGTGATGAGAGTCAAGTACCAAGCCCTATAATTCAATCTTTTGATGGGGTAAATAACGTACCTGCTTATAGAGGTGTATGTTATGTAGTAATACCTAATTTGAATTTAACGCCTTTTGGAGATACTTTGCCTTCAGTTAGTGCTGAGTTGTATGAAAGAGCTGACAGGATAGATGACCTAGAGGAAGGCGTAGAGGGGCTTGCTTTAAGTCCAGATGATAAATACTTATGGGTTACTAGTCATACTAAAAGAGTTGTTCAAAAAGTTGATACAAAAACTCTTGAGGTTGTTGCTCGTATTGGAAGAGACACTCAAGACCCAAACGAATATCTTGGGCTTTTACCTGCTCATCCTTGGAGATGTGCAACAAGCCCAGATGGTGCCTATGTTTGGGTTGTTCACAAAGGCGCAAAAAAGCTTACTAGAATCACAGTATCAGATAACACATGGGTTAGTTATGATGTCGATAAAAAGTATGCTACTGATGTAGCTGTTGATGGTAATGGTGATGTTTGGGTAACTTATCCTTTTTATAGTATGGTAACAAAATACAATTCTAATGGTGTTAAACAGTTGGATCTTGCTATTGGTAATGCACCATGGTGTATTGGCTATGACCGAGAGTATAGTCGGATTTGGGTTAGTACTAGCAGGACCATTGTAGAAATTAAATTCAGTACTAATACCCTTCAAACAATAAATGTTGCACAAGATCAGGGTAGGTACTTTTTTAGCGACCAGGCTTTTGGAAGATATAATGAGGATATGTGGGTTGCAACAACCGGCAATGATGTTGCAACTATAATATATAGAGCAACTGGGTTCGATTCCTTTGATCAAACAAGGTATAGAAGGACAAGAAATGTGCCAACTTATCCAATAGGTGCTGACTGTAACTATAATGATGTCTTTGGTGGTATGGATATTACAATAGGGGCCGGAACAATTCACATAAGTGGTTTTGCTGGAAACAGGTTACGGGCTTTTAGTTATCAAACTAGGGCTCATTTAAATGCAGGCACTATAGCTTTCCCTGGGCAATGTATTGCTTTAAACAATGGAAAATGTTTTGTTACTAATACGAGATTAGGCATTGTTCAACGTATGGATTTTAGATAATGGGTGGTAAAGCTGAAGCATATTTCGGGGTAGAGTTGGGTCAGCCTATAGCCTCACTTGATAGGGCAACGCTGTTCATAGAAGACAATGATGAGCTGTTAAACTTCTATGATACCCAAAGAAAGAGGGTGCAAAAGTTCGCTGATAGCTATCTACAGGATGCGGCCAACCCTGTAGTTACAATGATCTCAGCAGGGTCTACCACAGTCACCCCTGAGGTAGCTAAAACCCGGTTAGGTTTTCAAGATTTTAGACGTATGCAAGTGTTAGTTCAGGGTTGGAAAACTTTTAACAATACTGACTACCGAGATCATGCAATGCAGATGATTCTAGATTGGGCTGATACTAATATACCTAATGGTCACCCGATTAACCAGACCCATCTAGAGGGATTGCATTATGCTCTTAAAGACTTAGCACCTAACGGTACACCCGGACAATTTACTACCACTGATTATAATACTAGGGTTAAACCATGGCTACAGGCTATTCGCGATGCTACAGTAGCTTGGGCTTTTCCGCCGGAGCCAGGCGGGGGCACACTTTTATATGGGAATCACTATACTCACCATTATATGCAACTATATATGTGTTATTTATCTTTGGGCGATACCACATCCGCCTCTAATTTATTAACCGCTGTAGATACCCATGCTACACAAAACTTCCCCTTCGGCAATGCGGCAATAACCTACCCTCAAGTTTTTGCAGTAACTGCACTTAATCAAGGGAGTAAGTGGTATGAGATAACAGGGGATTTTACTACTCGGTTTTTAACAGGTGTAACCTTTAATATAGTTAGCTCTACAGGTAATAATGGTTTATATACCTGCTCAGCTAACTCTACCTTAGTTTTAGGAAAGACACGGATCACCGTTGTAGAGTCAATACCTTCAGCTGTAGCAAATGGTTCTGTAAGTGAGGTTTTTCAAACACCTCCCCACCAGATGCCCCGTGCTGCAACCAATGTCGGTGAAAGTATAGATTTTATTCGGCGGGATTCTTTTCATTATCATACCTATGATATGCAGCCATGGTTAACCTTGGCTATAGCAGAGGGAACAAACCGCTATCAAACCAAGATGACTCAGGCATGGGATTGGTGGTGGGATAAGGTTCTTGATGTTAATGATTTACACACAGAATTTACAAACAGCTCTGATGATTTTGACCAACTCCGGTGGGAGGGATCTCGGTCCGAGTATCTTCAGCCAGAGACCTTTTGGATGCCTGATGAAGCAGCAAGAACTATTTGCCTTTATTATCAATATCAATTAACATTAAATCCAAGCTATCCTATCAATGACGCTATACTTGCAATGGCCTTACGAAGTGATAGAATCTCTACTGAATGGGCATACTGGTTCCGGTTTACGTTAGGTGTTTGAATGGCTTTACTTTCTAATGTTATAATTGATATTTGTCAAAGGGCCGGATATGACATATCCGAGATAGATGTCACACAGATCACCGGGACTGTAGACGGCTTTGTACTTTCTAACCGATCAACTGCTAGATCTATGATCGAAGAGCTACAAAAAGCTTTTCTGTTTGAGGGTATTGAGAGCGGATCTACTATTAAGTTTGTACCTATAAACCAGTCATCCATAGCATCTATTAGTGTAAATGAGCTATTACCTATAGGCTCAGATGAGGACCCTAAATACCTAGAGATAGGTCAAATAGATACTAATGACTTACCAAAAACACTTTCTATAAACTATGTAGCCAAGACCGCTGACTATCAACAAGGGACCCAAGAGGCTATAAGGCAGATAGCTGATACTGGTGAAGCTGAGACTATATCAGTCGCTGTAGTAATGGATAATGATACTGCTAGGCAGTTAATTGAAAAGATAATGTATATTAGGTGGACTAAAAGTGTATCTTTTAATTTTTCTTTACCTATTAAGTATTTAAGGCTAGAACCTGGTGATGTTATATCCTTAGTAGATACTACTATCACTCACAATATCCGGATTATAAAAAAACAGTTTTCTGGTCAGACTATACTCTTTGAGGGTGAAAAAATCGATACTGAAGCCTTTAACCAAACAATATCAGGCGGCCCTATATCTGTTATAGGCGGTGTAGTGTTTGACCCAGGTAATACCTCGTTGTTCAACTTGGATATACCCCTATTAAGAGAAACTGATAATAATGCTGGTTTTTATATTGCTGCTGGTAGGGTAAAGACTACTTGGAGAGGTGCTCAGATCTATAGATCTAATGATAATATAACCTACAGCTTGATGTCAAGTTTACCAGTCCCCACAGTCTCTGGCTCATCACTTACTGCATTAGCTAATGGCCCTCATAATTATATGGATAGAGTTAATACCGTAGATGTTCAGTTATTGTATGATGACCAGTTAACCTCTACTACCTTAGATAACCTATTAAACTCAGTTAACAGTTGTGTACTTGGCGATGAGATAATCCAATTTCAAACTGCTACGCTTATAGGTACCCGTACATATAGGTTATCTAACCTATTAAGAGGTAGGCTTGGTAGTGAACAGTTTAAAAACTCTCATATAATTGGCGATAGATTTGTGATGTTGCAGCCAGGCGGTAACCTTGATAGGGTATTAGACTCAGCTGGCTCACTAAATACGTCTAAATACTATAAGCCTGTATCTGTAGGTCAAGATATTATTGATGTTACTGCTTCTACATTTACGAATACTGGTAGAGGTTTAAAGCCTTATTCACCTTGTCAATTTAAATCAGCTAAACAGGTATCTGGTGATTTTATACTTACTTGGGTAAGACGTACTCGATTTAACGGTGGATGGCTTAGTAACTCCGATGTACCACTTAACGAGGAAAGGGAAGAGTACACCATAAATATCTATAATGGTTTAGTAATAGTAAGGACTGCTATTGTAAGTTCACCTATTTTTACTTATACTGCTGCTATGCAAGTTATTGATTTTGGCTCAACGCAGTCGACTATTAATGCTAAGGTTGCTCAGAATAGTGCGATCATTGGGCCAGGTTATTATGAAAGCTTATAGGGTTTAAAATGGTAAGTTATAGCGTTAGACATCAGGTACCATTCTTAGAGATTGCTCAAGCCCAAAAAGAAACAACGCATAATGAAGCGTTAAGGATTATAGACGTCTTAGCAAACCTACTTATTAAGGACCGTGATCTTGCAACACCCCCAGGGTCACCCGTTAATGGCGATACTTACCTTATTGCAGCTTCACCTACAGGTGCTTGGGCTGGTCAGGCTGGCAAGATTGGTTTTTACTATGACGGCTGGACATTTATTACTGCCTTTGAGGGTCTCCAGGGTTGGGTAGATGATGAAGAACGGAAGATTATTTTCAGTGATGGTCTTTGGCGTGAATCCACTGGCGCCTGGACAGTAGGTGTAGGTACAAGTGCAGTTACCGACCAGGTAAATCTTTTAACTACTGATACAGGGTCTATTAAGCCTGTAGGTACAGGTACTGATAGCGGTATTGTGATCCTTCCTCAGCTATCTACAGTTGATAGCCGTGGTATGATTGGAGTAAAGAAAACAAACTCAGATGATACTGTTTTGGTTATTCATGGTTTCCCGCTTAATCTCTTAACCTATGCTAACGATCAGAGCAATGCAGCTTGGGTAAAGACCTTTACTACAATTAGCGCAAACACTGGAACTGACCCAAGCGGTGGAACAACACTAGATAAACTACAAGAGGACAACACCACAAACTTACATGAGATAGCTCAAGTATATGCTAAACCTTTCGGTGTTACTAGGCTTGTAGCAAGCTTTGTAGTTCAAGCCGTTGAGCGTAACACGGTGATGTTAATGCTTGATCGTGGAAGCTCTGCAAACCGAGCAGAGATGCGTGTTGCTTTATCGACTAATACGGTAAGTAACACAGCAAGTGCCGGTGATGGTACCTATGTTAGTGGTACATGCACAGATTTGCCAAACGGTAACAAGCTTATTACTCTTGTTGCTGATGTTACAGCAGCAGCCAACAACTGGTCAACTCGTCTAAGACTTTTTAACGGTAGCTCTACTTACCTTGGTGTAACGGGTAGCGGGGTTTTTATGGGCCGTGCTCAACTTGGATTCTATGACCCATTACCAGCCTGGAGTGCAGCACAAGACACTGTAGCAACCAATGCTATCGAGACTATAGACGGGGTAACAACCCGTGAGTTAAGAAGCCAGGGTTCGACCTTTGTTGCTTTTAAGGGTGCGACTGAATGGGCTATCTTGAGGGCAGAGCCCGATATCGACTCAGGTACATGGACCCCTACAGTAAGTGGATCAACTACAGGCGGTTCACAGACTTATGGTACTCGTGTGGGTCATTGGACAAGGAGAGGCAGGTTTGTAGACTTTTTCTGTAGTGTGAACGTCTCTACACTTGATGCTGCTACTGCTGGTAACTTAAGGATTACGGGGTTACCTTTTGCTGCGTTAAATACTACTGGTTTTCAACAACCCTTAACTATAAACGTACGAAGTAACCTAACTTTAACTGCTGGTTATACTATGTACTCTGCATATATGAGCAATAACAGCGCTATTATAAACTTGGCTCAGATGGGTAGTAACGTAGCTCAAGCTTTACTACAAGCGACGGCTGCTGCTAGTGGATTAACTATTGACATACAAGGTACAATAAGGATCAACTAAATGTTTGATATAATCAGTTTGGCTACTAATGTTATCGATAAACTGTTCCCGGATAAAACTGAAGCTGCTGCACAAAAGGTGAAGCTTGTAGAGCTTCAACAAAGTGGCGAATTAAAAGACTTAGAGCTGTTTTTACAGGATGTAAAGAGTGCTAGAGAAAGGGAGATAGCTGTTAAAGACAGTATGCCAGCAATCTTGTCACTACTATCTCTTGCCTTGTTTGCCTTTACGCTTTATGCACTCTTCAGTAACATGATTAGTCATGATACAAGCGAGGTAGCTTATATGCTATTAGGTACTGTTACAAGCCTTATAACCACAGTCTTTGGCTATTATTTTGGGACTACACGGGGTAGTAACCTTAAGACAACCATGATGGTTGATATGCAAAAAGCAGCAGACTATAGGAAAAAAGATGTTTAAACTATCTAATAGCTCTTTATCAAAACTTAATGGAGTTAACCCGCTATTGGTAAACCTAATCAAAGATAGTATTAAAATCACTCAAGTTGACTTTGGTGTAACCTACGGCTTAAGAACAAAAGAGCTACAAGCTGAGTTAGTGAAGGCTGGCAAAAGCAGGACTATGAACTCTAGGCATTTAACTGGCCACGCTGTAGACTTAGCAGCTTATATCTACAACGTATTATCATGGGATACTAAGTATTACTATGAAATAGCTAGGGCTATAAGGCTAGTAGCTATACAACACAATACGCCTGTAGTATGGGGCGGTGTATGGGATAAACTACTTAATGAATTATCCGAAGATCTAGAATCTGAGGTAAAAGCTTACCATGATAGATACAAAGTAACAAACCCTAAGAAAAAGCCCCTCTTTGATGGTCCACATTTTGAACTATCTCGAGAGGCTTTCCCAGCTTAGTATTCGTCGCTAGAGTCATCGAAAAAGGTGGTTTCTTCCTCTTCTTCGGTACCTTCAGAGACAGGCTCAGCAGCAGCTTTAAGCTTTTTAGCCTTAGTTTTTACTGGCTTTGCTTCTTCAGGTGCTTCAGCTTGAAGCTCAGCTACCACATTATCAAACTCTTCTTGGGTCCATTCATAAGAACGGCCAGCTTTTTTAATGCTAGCTGCACGCAGTCTTACTCGTGCTGAGGCTGGCTTAATGTTCAATACTTCTGAAAGGTCATTAATACCTAGTTTCTTTTCAGTTTCTACTTCTTGAACTACTTCTTTAGTTTTAGCTTTTGCCATGAGTTACTCCTTTGAGGCTTTTAAGTACAGTGTCACTGATTGACTTTTTGGATAATATAGCTTCATAGATCGCTTCGTCAATAGTATTCTTTGCGTAGACCAAGTATATTTTGACATCCCTAGTCTGACCATACCTATGAACCCGTGCTAGGGCCTGCTCATAGTCTATAAAACTATACGTCAAGGAGTAAAAGATGGCATTGCAAGAACTGTAGAGGTCTATACCAACACCGCCGGTTTTTATTTGACATATTATCACGTCATATAGCCCGGCTTGAAAGTCTTCGATCATCTTACTTCTATTCCTAGTTTGGCCATTTAATACCGCTACTTTTAAATGAGATAGCTCATCAGCCACTATTTTTATTTCTTCAAGGTATTTACAGAAGACCACTATAGGTGTGGTCATATTTTTTATGAGTGAACTTATACGACGTACCTTAGCCCGACCTATTGAGAAGGTTTCTTGGTCTTCATTTATGATAAAACCTCCACATATTTGTTGAAGTTTGGCTATCTGGGTTATTTTAAGCTCTACAGCAACAGTCTCACCTTCTAAGGAGGTTATCATCTCATTGCTCATCTCTTCATATACCCGTAGTTGCTTACCAAGTAACTCTACAGGGGATAATACTACTTCCATTTTTGGTAAGTCTAGTACATCGGCCTTTATTACACGGATGCAGTACGGTTTAAGCTTTTCTAAGAATTCTGGTAACTTTTTGAGCCTAAACTTTATCTCTTTACCCATAAAGCCAGTCTTGTAACAATACTCATCTTCAAAATCTTTCCACCGTGTGCCAAAAACCTCAGGGGCTACAAACCTAAATTGGGCCCACATATCTATGGGTGACTTATCAATAGGCGTCCCTGATAGGATTACCTTATGGTCTGCTAACTTTAGTCTTGCTGCACGTTTTGATTGTTGAGTATTGCGGCCTTTTATTCTCTGACTTTCATCCATTGCAATCAAAGTCCAGTGAACCTTGCATAGCTTATCTATAAACTTTGGGAGACCCTCATAATGAGTAAGGAATAATTTTGGCCCACCTCTGTAGGTTTTATACTCATTGAAATCTTTAAAGATAGCCAGGTCTTTAAACTGTGATAAGGTTTTTAGCCAAGTTGTATCTATATTTGTTAGGGGTACTATAAGTAAATACTCAGACTTAGCGTGAAGTAGTTTCTCAATTATACCAGCAGTAACCCAGGTTTTGCCAGTACCCTGGTCGAATAATAGTGCAGTACTGGGCTGAGTACAGATAGTATCAACTGCGGCTTTTTGATAATCGAATAGCTTTTCGTACAGCATCTATAGCCTCCTCAGCTGTAGTAATAGTCATGGAGACTCCTCCATTTTCTATGACTGACTCTATCTCGTATAATTGTCTGGCTGTAGGCTGTTCGCCTGGCTCTTTTACCTCGAACTCAAAATATAGGCCCTTAACACAACCTACTAAATCAAGCATACAAGGCTGAAAAGGGCCACCATGAATCTTTTTCCAGCGGCCCCCAACAGTAGCTTCCAATGCCTTACGGATTTTTAATTGCCGTTTTGACTCTGGTTTTTTAGGCATCTTCTTCCATAAAGCCAGCAGTAATCAGTGCCTCGATAACCACATTGATCTTTTTACGGAGTGTGGTGTATTCAGACAAGGTTACATCTAAGCCGAGTTTTTCAACTAAGGTTTCCAGCTCATCAGCGTCCATGTCCATAATATCATCAGAGGTGTATTCGACCTTTGCTTTACTGGTTTTTTTGGCAACAGGTGCTTCTTCCTCGTCTTCTACTTCAACTTTAGTATTTTTCTTAGCAGCCTTAGGAGCCTCTTCTTCATCTTCATCGTCCTCAACTTTAGTAGCTTTTTTCTTTACTACAGTGGGTTGTTCATCAGAGTCATCATAAAAGGTGTAACCAGTGATACGGTGATTATTTTTACCGTCATAAGAGTTATCTTCTACTGTAGCACTGAATCTTCTACCGATCAACTCATCTAAGTCTAACTCAAATGCACCTGATGGGATCTCAACCTCCACAGCTTCCAGTAACTGTCTTAAAACCCATAAGCTTTGAGGTTGAAGGTTTAAAACGATATTTAAAGATTTATCAACAAACTTAGGGTATGGTGAGTCAATAATTGTAGTCTTAAGTTGTACTTGATCTTGACCTGACTGACTGCTTTTACCGAAAATTGCTGAGGTAATTTGGAAAGCATACTGACCGCTAAATCCGTGAAGATTGAGACGACTATCAATAGCTGATAAGTCAAGTCTAACAGTATTCTTTTTAGTTTTAGCCATATTATTCTCCTTTGATGATGGCGTTGAGTTCCTCAAAACTTGGGTTCTTTATGAACTTAGGTACTGAGAAGTTTTTAGGTTTTCTTACCTTAGTTGTATATACTGAATTAGGTGCTAGCCTTAAACAAAAATCATAAACTTCCTCCTCTATTTTTTTACCTTTAATCTCCTTAACTTTTACCCTAGAGCGGATAAAGGTATTGGCAATCACTGAAACTACAGAGTTCAGGTGATCTTTTACTGCTGGTGATAAACGAGCCCCTACTTCAGGGTTAAGATTATCACCGTCGAGCTCAGCTTCTTCACCAGCATTAAACACTCTCTCTTGAGCTAAAAAGACTACGTGCATCTTTAAGTTTCTTAAGCGAGTTATCCAATCTTTCATGAGTGAGCTTACCTCACCCCATTCTTTTTTGGTCATAGTCCCCCAGTCACCAGCATTTTCTACTTTTTTATGCTTTTTGGCTAGCACTTGTTCAAGCGCTAGTCCTTGGAGTTGTGTGATTGTGTCTATAGTAAGTGTTTGATACTCATGGTTTTTGTTAGCTAATAGCCACCAATAAACGTCTTCAAACTCGTCCCAGGTATCAACTCTAATAAGATCAATACCTTCTACATCAGCTATACTTTCTGTGCCATCATCTCTTATGTCAAGATGTAACAACTTTTTAGGGAATGTCGAAGACAGTGTAGTTTTACCTGTACCGCTTCTACCATAAATAGCATAGCTCCTAAAACCTCTACCATCAGAGATGGGTAATATGGGTAACTTACTTGGTGTTTTCATTTTTAAGACCTTTGTTTTCTACTTTATACTGACCTTTTATTATCATGTCTACGTCCGAGCCAGTCAGTTCAGCTCTACAGATAGGCTCATAGTCACAAAATTTACAGTGCATTCCGATGTTTTTTACCTTTTTCTTTCCATGATTCTCCACTAATTCCTGGGCGCTGTCAATAAAATCTTTATAGACAGACTCCACTATACTCTGGTTAATTGGAGTGAATACCCTTATAAAATAGTTAGATAGGTTTTGCTGTGCAGCGTCTATTAGCTTCTTAGAGAAGTTTGGATCATAGCCCTGTTCTTCAGCATACCTACTGATAACACCCGGCAATGTGTTGAGTTTAGCCTCTGATAATTTACCACTTTTTAGAGTCCTAGGTACCTCAGGTGCACCGCTGTGGATGTAGTCCCAGCACATGCCGTCGGCCTCAGCTAACCCAGTAATCTGTAGAGCTTTTAAGTATACAGCTGACTGAATGTTTCTCCATCTTTCATCATTAGCAGGCATCCGGTTAAAGGTTTTATGCTCTACTACCCATACTAACTTATTAGCTGTTTTAGCTATAGCATCTATCTTACCAGTAAAGATAATACCATCAGCTATCTCTATATTAAACTCATGTTCAGCATACCTACCGCCTCTTCTAAGATAAAAGAGCGAGTCATCACCCCAGTACTCAAAGTACTCCATCATGATGTTTCGGATATCGTTTATAAGATCGCCGTATAACTCATACTCTTCTTGGAACATTTTACCCTTTTCAGCCTCGATAGCATCCAGTTTTTTAAAGGGATCCCTATTGTTAGCCTGTTCTTCGATTAGTTCATGAACTATTCCACCAAAAGTAAATGGTCTTTTAATAGTCTTTTTTCTTAAAAGCTCTACATACTTTTGATGATAGGCAAACTGACATTGACGCCAGGTCTTAATTTTTGATTGGCTTACTTTGACTTCCATTTTTCTAAACTAACTCCTTTGCTCCATGGACCAATCTGTGCTTCACCTAGTATAGGGACCTGGAGGTCAACACCAAACTCTTCTAATAGGTCAGGGCCAGACATCACCTGTAGTATCCTGTTATAAACTTCTTCTACATACTCATCTTTAACCAAAAACATAGTAGCATCATGCACTATACCAATAACCCTGACTTTGTCTACACCATATTCTCTAGAGATCTGTAGGGCAGTCATTAGGTTCAGGTCATTAGCGAATGATTGAACGGGTGAATTAATAGCTTGCCTTTCAGCTTCTTTCTTACCTGGTGTATCATAAGTAGCTTTAGCTTCTGGTAATCTTCTCTTTCTACCGATAAGGCTTTCTACATAACCGTACCTTTTTGCAAAGCTTTTTTGTTCATTATGCCATTCCAAAAACTTTGGGTATAGTTCAAAGAAGGCATCTCGGCTAGCTTTAGCTTCATCATCAGTAACAGTTACCCCATAATTATCACGAGCATAGTCCTTAAACTTTACCCACCACATGCCATACAAAAACCCAAAGTTAATAGCTTTAGCTTTTTTTCTTAACTCTTTCCAACCCTTATCAAATTCTTGAGATTTTTCAGGGCCATACTTTAATAGTACCTGTATAGCCTCACCATAGTTAAGGGGCTTATCTGGGAGTACGTTATACTTTTTTAGTAAGCAAGTAGCTGTATGTTTTATCAACTCAGGTTGACTACCCTGCCTACCTAACTCCCTTATCAAGGTTAACCAGTGAACATCTACACCTGTAGCAAAAGCGTGTAACATTGTCGTCTCATTAGCTACCTCAGCAGCTACCCTTAACTCAATTTGTGAAAGGTCAGCGTCTATTAATTGCCAACCTTCGGGTGCTGTTATTAAGGACCTTATTCTTGGGTCCCGTGGTACTTGCTGTAGGTTAGGTCTTTCACAAGATAACCTGCCGGTCACTGTACCATGAAGCTTAAAGCTAGGGTGTAGTGTACTATCTACAATAAAAGGTTTCCAGCCTTCAATGAAAGCACTCAGTTGTTTTGAGGCCTCTCGGTATCTTAGTAGTGAGGCACACATGGGATGGTCTATCTGTTTAATAACAGACTCGCTTGTAGCTCTACCGCCTTTAGGTGTGTATGACACTACAGGTATATTAAGCTTATCATAGAGTAGCTCACCAAGCTGTTTAGGTGAATTCCAGTTTGTACCTGGGCCCCACTTTTCAAGTACTTTTAATGCTTCAGTAAGCTCATTCTTTAGGTAGTCCTCAGCATCCTGCATTTTTGACAGGTCAATATAGATACCGTAGTATTCTATGGTTATAAACAACCTTA